GCTGAACTTGTCAACATGGTATATGCAGCGGCACAGGATGCAAGGGGTTCATTCAGTCAGATGGCTGATGTTGTTGCCCGTTTCGGTAACAACGCAAAGGATGCGTTCAGCAGTTCAGAAGAAGTTGTTGCTTTTGCTGATTTGATTCAAAAACAGATGACGATTGCCGGGGCAAGCACCCAAGAAGCAGCAAACGCAGAATTGCAGTTATCACAGGCACTTGGTTCAGGTGTCCTTCGTGGTGATGAATTGAACAGTATCTTTGAACAAGCACCTAACCTGATTCAGAACATTGCAGACTATCTTGATGTTCCAATCGGTAAGATCAGGGAAATGGCAGCGGATGGGGAACTTTCCGCTGATGTAGTCAAGGCAGCAATCTTTTCTGCTGCTGATGACATTAACAGCAAATTCAATGAAATGCCTATGACTTGGGGGCAGATATGGCAGTCAATGCAAAACACCGCACTGATTGCATTTCAGCCTGTTCTTCAAAGACTGAACGATTTAGCCAATAGTGAAGCATTTCAGACTTTCATTCAGGGTGCTATTGAAGCAATGGCAACCCTTGCGAATATCCTTCTGAATGTGTTTGATTTGGCGGTGTCAATCGGTACTTTCATAGGTGATAACTGGTCAATCATTGCACCTATCGTATATGGCATTGTGGCAGCACTCACAGCATACATTGCTATTTCTGCAATCGTGGCAGCAATTAACGGTGTCATGGCAATAGCGGAAGGTGTCAAGGCTGCTGCTCAAATGATGGCAACAGGTGCAACATTTGCAGAAACCGCAGCACAGCAAGGTCTTAACGCTGCACTGATGGCTTGTCCTTTAACTTGGATTATCATGCTGATTCTTGCGTTGATCGTGGTTATCTTTGCCGTATGTAATGCGATTGCAAAGATGACAGGTATTGCAAATTCAGGCTTCGGTGTGATTACTGGTGGTGTGAACGTGGTGATTCAGTTCTTCAAGAACTTGGGTCTGACCGTGGCAAACATTGCCTTGGGTATTGGAAACGCCATTGCAGCACTTGCATCCAATATGATGACAGCATTTCACAATGCAATCTGTTCCGTTCAGTCATGGTTTTACAACCTGTTAAGCACGGCACTTTCAGTCATTGAAGGTATTTGTGCAGCACTGAATAAGTTACCGTTTGTTGAATTTGATTATTCAGGTATTTCATCCGCAGCGGATGACTATGCAGCCAAAGCAAGTGAAGCAGCCGGGAACAAAGAAGATTACCAGTCAATCAGTGATGCGTTCAATGAAGGTTTCACAACCTTTGATGCGTTTCAGGATGGTTGGGCATCAGATGCGTTCAATGCGGGTGCAGCATGGGGTGACGGTGTTGCTGATAAGGTTTCAAACTTTAGTCTGTCGGATGTATTCGGTCAGACAGATATTCCTAATGTGGGTGATTACACATCAGGGTTCAGTGATGCAATAGCAAATTCAGGCGTGGGTGACGGCATTGGAAACATTGACGATAACACAGGCAAGATCAAGGATTCTTTGGATATTACAGAAGAAGATTTGAAGTATTTGCGTGATATTGCAGAACAAGAAGCAATTAACAGATTCACAACCGCTGAAATCAATGTTGATATGTCAGGTATGCAGAACACCGTGAACAGCGGTGATGACATTGATGGTTTTATGACCAAACTGACAGATTCAGTCAATGAAGCGGTAGACAATATGACGGAAGGGGTGCATGAGTAAATGGCAAGAAGCGGATATGATATGTATTTTGACAAATGCCTTTTTCCTGTCACCCCTGAAAAAATCAGTATCAAAATCAATGGCAATAACAAAACGGTCAACCTGATAAATGAAGGTGAAATCAACATCCTGAAAAAAGCCGGGTTGACCGACATTGAATTTGAAGCGGAAATCCCGCAAGTAAAACATCCTTATGCGGTGTATAAGAATGGTTTCAAAGAAGCGGGGTATTTCTTTGATATTTTTGAAGGGTTGAAAACAGGCAAAAAGACATTCCAGTTCATTGTGTGCAGAAAGACCCCGGTGGGGAAAAAACTGCTGAACACGAACATGAAGGTATCTTTGGAAGATTACAAAATTTCAGAGGATGCCAAGAACGGGTTTGACTTCAAAGTCAAGTTCAATCTGAAACAGTACCGGGACTATGGAACAAAGACAGTCAACATCAAAATTGCTGCATCCAAGCCAAAGGCAAGTGCAGAGCCTAAGCGGGAAACCAACAATTCACCCGCCCCGGCAGCAGCACAGACCTATACGGTTGTGCGTGGTGATTGTTTGTGGAACATTGCAAAACGGTTTTACGGTAGCGGTGCAAAATACACCGTGATCTACAACGCAAACAAGGGTGTCATTGGTGGCAACCCTAACTTGATTTATCCGGGACAGGTCCTGACCATTCCGGCAGCATAAGAAAGGGGTGTTGTTCAATGTACGTTGAACTACTGGTTGGGAATGAATCAGGAACAAAAGTATATCAACCTGTTGTTCAGGAAGGTATTGAATGGTCAACAGAAAGAAAAAACACCCCCGGCAAACTGGTTTTCAAAGTCCTGTATGACAACATTCTTGATTTTTCAGAAGGTAGTCCAGTCAGGATGAAGGTGGACGGTGACAATGTATTCTTTGGTTTTGTGTTCAAGCAGCAGAGAACCAAGGACAAAATCATTACTGTCACCGCCTACGATCAGTTGAGGTACTTAAAAAATAAAGATACCAAGGTCTATGAAGGAAAGACGGCAAACCAATTTGTGAAAATGATTGCAGATGATTATGCCCTGAACCTTGGCACACTGGATGATACCGGGTATGTCATTGAATCAAGGGTTGAAGAAAATACTTCACTGTTTGAAATGATAGCAAATGCCCTTGACCTGACACTGACCAATACCGGGGAAATGTATGTGTTATATGATGACTTTGGGAAACTTACTCTGAAAAGCCTGTCATCTATGTATGTGGGTGTTCCGGGGGCGTACCTGATGATTGATGAAGAAACCGGGCAAAACTTTGACTATACTTCATCTATTGATGAAAACACATATAACAAAATCAAACTGACCTATGATAACAAGGACACAGGAAAGCGTGATGTTTACATCACACAGGATTCTTCCAACATTAACAAGTGGGGTATCTTACAGTATTTTGACACCTTGCAGAAAGGTGAAAACGGTCAGGCAAAAGCAGATGCCCTTTTGAAACTATATAACAAAAAGACCCGTAACCTGAAAATTACCAACGCTTTAGGTGACAACAGAGTGCGGGCGGGTTCAATGGTTGTCATCAACCTTGACCTTGGTGATATAAAACTGAAAAACTGGATGCTTGTTGAAAAGTGCAAGCACACCTACAAGGAAGGTGAACATTGGATGGATTTGACACTTAGAGGGGGTGAATTTGTTGCCTGATGCAAATGAACTTGTTAATACCCTGAAAAGGGCAGCCGTTGAAGCGGTTGAAGCGGGAAAACCCGTAAATGTATATTTTGGTGAAGTTGTGAGTGCTTCACCGCTAAAAATCAATGTTGAACAAAAGATGATACTGGGTGAAAAACAGTTGATTCTTTCAAGAAATGTGACAGATTTCAGCACAATGGTAACAGTTGACTGGACTTCTGAAAGCAGTCTTTCCACCCACAACCACACTGTAAAAGGTGACAATGGCAGCGGTGGCAACATTGACTTGAACACAGGGTCAAAGAACCTTGCACATACTCACAAGATTACAGGAAAAAAGAAGATCATCATTCACAATGGCTTGGCGGTTGGTGATGAAGTTATCCTGATAAGACAGCAAGAAGGTCAACGCTTCATTGTTGTGGATAGGATAGGCAAATGATTCCTTCAACAGTTGGTTTTCTTGACCAAGATTTTGAAATTGAAACACAGCCAAGCCTAACTTATAAGATGGATTTAGACGGTGATTCAGTCAGGGGTCTTGTGGATGAACAGGATGCCATGAAGCAGATGATTTTCAGAACACTGCAAACAGAACGGTATCAGTACATCATATATCCGTGGTATTACGGCATTGAAACACTTGACCTGTACGGTGAACCTGTCACATGGGTTTGCCCTGAATTAGAACGCAGAATCAGTGAAGCGTTAGCCGTTGATGAAAGAATCACGGGCGTGACCGACTTTGAATTTGACCTGACGGTCAAAGGTGTGGTTCATGCCTATTTTACTGTAAAAACAATTTACGGTGATATTAAAGCAGAGAAGGGGGTGAAGATTTAGAATGTATGAAGATCAGACTTATGACATTATCCTTGAAAGGATGATGAACCGGGTATCTGACAAAATTGACAAAAGACCGTCATCCCCTGTTTATGATCTGCATAGTTCAACCGCCATTGAATTTCAGATTTTATACATTGAGTTGGAATATCTGATAAAAAATTCATACGGTGATACTGCTGCAAGGGAATTTCTGATTTTACTTGCAAAGGACAGGGGACTTTCACCTGAACCCGCAACCAAGGCAATCTTACAGGGTGAGTTCACACCAACAAACATTGATGTTACTGGAAAGCGTTTCAACATTGGTGAAATCAACTATGTTGTGACTGAACAGATCACACCGGGAACATACAAGGTTCAGTGTGAAACAGAAGGTGTTGTTGGCAATCAGTACCTTGGGGATATGATACCAATGGAATATATTGACGGGTTGCAGACGGCAAGCCTGACAAGCGTACTCATTCCCGGTGAAGATGAAGAAGATACAGAAGTTTTCAGACAGCGTTACTTTGACAGCTTCAATGAACAGTCCTTTGGTGGTAATCATGCTGATTATATGGCAAAGGTCAAAGGCATTGAAGGTGTTGGGTCATGTAAGGTCAAGCGTGTTTGGAATGGTGACATTAGACCCGCTGACATGATCGTCAGTACAGTGGTCAAGAACTGGTATGAATCAATCATTTCAACAGTTCCGGCAGCAGTCAAACCGTGGCTTGATGCCGTATATAATGCAGCCAAGGACAAGAAACTGACGGTTGGCGGTACTGTTCATGTGGTCATTACTGATTCTGATGATTACGGTGAAGCAAGTTCAACGCTTGTTCAGTACGTTCAGCAGACACTTGACCCGGAAGAAACTGCCGGGGAAGGTTACGGACTTGCACCAATCGGTCATGTGGTCAGTGTTGCAAGTGCATCACCTGTCAGTATTGAGGTCAAGACCACGGTGACCTTTGAAGAAGGTCACAACTGGTCAAATACCAAAGCAGCCATTGCAGAAGCAGTTGATGCGTACTTCTTAGAATTAAGAAAGAACTGGTCAGAAACATCACAAACCATTGTCAGAGTATCGCAGATTGAAAACCGCATCCTTGGCGTTGATGGTGTGGTGGATGTGACCGGGACAAAGCTGAACGGCACGGCAAGCAATATGACCTTGACAGAATTTTGTATACCAAAGTTAGGGGGTGTTTCTGCATGATAAGAGAAGTTGACCTTGTTTCATACTTACCGCCATTCATGCAGAGTTACAAAGAACCCGTTGCAGCACTTGAAGCGGAAAACCCTGAATTTAGTCTGATGTGGTCGGCAACTGACAGGTGTTTGCGTAACCGCTTCATTTCAACCGCTGATGAATATGGAATCAGCCGATTTGAAAAGATGCTGAAAATATACCCAACTGCTGATGATACTCTTGAATCAAGGCGTTCAAGGGTTCAAAGCAAGTGGTTCAACACAATCCCGTACACTTGGAAAGTGTTACTTCAAAAGTTGCTTGTCCTTTGCGGTGACAGTGATTTTGAAGTGACTGGTAATTTCAAGACCGGGTACACACTGTATATTGACACTGATCTTGAATTGTATGGTCAGGTGGAAGAACTGGAAAACATCATAAACACAATGATTCCTGAAAATCTTGTGGTTGTATCTAAGAACAGCATCCCTTGCAACATTAAAGGTGCTGTTCTTTTTGGTGGTGGCATCTGCTTCATCAATGAATTTATCATCACAAACGATTTCCGGGAAGTGTTTGATGTGAACGGTTCATCAGTCTTTGGTGGTGGAATCGTTCAGACTGAAATGCTGAACATCACAAATGACAGTCAGGAAACAGTGAGTGTTCAGGGTACAGTGAACTTTGGTGGTAGGGCAACAGATACCGCAATGGTAACCATTTCAACAGATTTTAATGAAACAATCCGGGCAGATATGGATGCAAAGGCAGCATCCGGCGTTGTTCAGGTAGACTTCATTGAGATAAAAACAACATAGAAAGGAATGATAAGATGGCAGAGTATTCAAAACTTTACATCACAAACAATGGTCAGGCACTTATGGCAAAGATGATTGCCGGGTCAGGAAACATTGATTTTACAAAAGTATGTTCTTCCAGTACCCAGTACACTGAAAGTCAGTTACAGGCATTGACCGCACTTAGCAACATCAAGCAGACAACCCTTGTTTCCAAGGTTACCCGCACAAATGAGGTTGCAATCAAAATTGATGCAGCATATTCCAATGTAGACCTGAAAGAAGGTTACTATATGCGTACACTTGGCTTATATGCCGTTGACCCTGACAAGGGTGAAATCCTGTATGCAGTCTGCATTGAAAAGTCAAATAACTGTTATATGCCACCATATAACGGTGTTACGGTATCGGCTGCATACTTACAGTTATATACCACAGTAGGAAACGCTGACAACGTATCACTTGCGGTCAGTCCGGGTGCGTATGCAACGGTTGGTGACATTCAGGCACTTGAAAAAGAAATTGCTGATCTGAAAGCCTTTGTTGGATATTCAGACGGTGACATTTATGGTGTTGAAGTGGATTTTGAAAATAAAAAGTTCACAAGACTTGCCGGAGCAGTAAACCGTTCAGCGGGTTCAGGATTTGACGGAATCAATGCCTTTGGTGGTAGAAAGCGTTGCAACCTTACCAATGACGGGCGTGTTGCTGCATATTACGGTGAAGCCGGATTTTCCACTACTGGAAAACTGACACAGGCGGTTGACCGTAACCCGGTAGGTACTGAATCACCTGATGAAAACCTGAAATTCAGTGCCGGGACAATCGTTCAGGTAATGGTTGAACAGCCAAAGTTTTATTACAAGGTTGTACCGCTTAAAACTGAAAAGAGAACCAAGGGGGCAATCACAAGAAAAATCAGATACTATGTATCAGATACACCAAAGGCGGGATTCAAACTTCATCCGGCGTTCATTGTAAATGGTCAGGAAAATGATGTCGCATATCTTGCAGCCTTTGAAGGTTCACTTTGGGATGCATCTGCATCAGCGTACATTCTTGATGATTCACAGGTTGCTGACTTTGCTGCTGATATGTTATGCAGTATTGCTAATGCAAAACCGCTGTCAGGACTTACACAGAACGCAACCCGTGGCAATATCAGAAAACTTGCTGAAAAACGTGGTACTGGTTGGGAACAGGGTGTTGTTCAGACGGCATCCGCTTCACAGATGCTTATGCTGATTGAATATGCAACCTTCAATATGCAGTCTGTCATTGGTAACGGTGCAGTTTCCAAGACTGATGACGGTAAAACATCCATGACAGAAAATACAGGTGCAACAATCACCCTTGGTAATGCATCCGGTTCAGTTGTCAATGCTAATGGTATTCAGATTGTGTCATACCGTGGTGAAGAAAACTTTTGGGGCAACATTTGGTGGTGGATTGATGGAATCAATCACTATGCGAACGCAACCACAGGTGAGTGTGAAACCTATGTTGCAGATCATGGTTTTGCTGATGACATTAAGGCAGCACCTTATGAAGATACAGGAATGACCGCAAAGTATGGAAACGGTTATATTTCCGCTTTCTGCTATTCAGAAGATTTTGATTGGTTGTTCTTACCGGGTGAGTTCAACGGAAACACTGCACTTCCTGTTGGTGATCACTGTTGGAATCAGAACGGTACTGGTTGGCGTGTCGCTGAGTTGGGTGCTCATTGGTATCATGGCTTGAGTGCCGGTGCTTTCTGTTGGTATCTGGATAGTGCTTCTTCTCATCGTACTCGGAGTATCGGCGGTCGGTTGGTGTATCGAAAAAAGGTGGCAGCATAACAGGCAACCAGTAATTCACACAATTTTAGGTAATCAGGATGCTAAGGATGACGATTTTCAAGCAGAAAGACAATAAAAAGACAAAAAACCAATGTCACTAAATTAGGTGCTAATTGGAATAATGGCTTGAATACCAGTGCTTTCTATTGGAATCTGAATAATGCTTCTTCTAATCGTAATCGGAATATCAGCAGTCAGTTAGTAAATGCACAAATATCACTTGAAACATCCCGTCAGAAATGGCGGGGTGTTCTTATAAATCAATGTACTGAAAACTGATTACCGTGCCACTTGGCAAAACATCAAAATACATGGGCTGTATTAGTAGACCGTCACCTGACGGGTTGAAAGTTCGGTTCAGTGCATACAGAAGGGAACAGACAAGCGTGAAACGGTATGGCAATCTTTATGAAAAAATCTGTTCAATGGATAACCTGTATCTTGCGTTTCAACACGCAAAGAAAGGCAAAGGATGGTACAAGGAAGTTCAGCAGATTGAGAAAAGACCATACTACTATTTGGCGGGTCTGCAATGGATGCTTCAAAACCATTTATACAAAACTTCGGAATATGCCACTTTTACGAAAAAGGACGGCAAGAAGGAACGGGAAATATACAAACTTCCATTCTTCCCTGACAGAATTGCACAATGGGCGGTTTTACAGGTGATTGAACCGCAGTTATTAGCGTATTTCACTGATGACACATATTCAGCAATACCAAACAAGGGTATTCATGCAGCATACAAGAAGTTACGGTTGGCGGTTGATACCGTGCCGGAAGAAATGACCTATTGTTTGAAAATAGACTGCAAGAAATTTTACCCTTCCATTGACCATGAAACACTAAAACAGAAGTTCAGACGGAAGTACAAAGACCCTGAACTGCTTGAACTGATTGATGAAGTAATTGATTCAATCAGCACTTGTCCGGCAACGGATGAAAACATTGAATTTTATCGGTCTTGTGGTAATGAAATCAAGATAGTGAAGGTAAACGGCAAGGACTTCATTGAAGGTGTAGGTATTCCAATAGGGAACTACTTTTCACAGTATGATGGCAATTTCTTCCTATCAGGTTTTGACCACTGGATAAAAGAAGTTAAGCGGGTAAAGCACTATTACCGTTATATGGATGATATTTGTATTTTTGCAAGAACCAAAGAAGAACTGCATCAGTTACTTGCAGAAATCAATGAATACTTCATACAGAATTTGAAATTAAGAATAAAAGGCAACTATCAGATATTCCCTTCGTTCATCCGGGGTATTGATTTTGTAGGGTACAGGATTTTCTTGAAAGATACCCTTCTTAGAAAATCCACCTGTCAGGAATTTGAACGGAAAATGACCGCAATCAGGAAGAAGATTGAAAGCGGTCAGGAAATGAACTATTCAGAATGGTGTGCAATCAATTCCTATAAGGGTTGGTTGAAATATTGTGATAGCAGCCGATTGTCTGAAAAATATATTGAACCAATTCAGCCTTATGCTGATAGGTACTATAAATATCATATCAAGAAAGGTGGTAAAAAGCATGAAAGAGTACGGAAAAGTACGCAGTACAAAGCAGCCTGAACAGAAGGTCATTGATGACTATTCAGTTTGGGTTGCAGAGAACATCACCCCGGTCACAGAAGCCGGGACAGATGAACAGCCGGGGTTCACTGGTTATGAATATGACCTGACCCAGTACACCAAGGATGAATACATCAAAATGATTGATGACAGGAACGCATCTTTGGAAGATCAGATGACACAGGCACAGGAAGCCATGTGTGAAATCTATGAAATGATGGCATAAGGAAGGGGTGAGAATATGGCAAACATTTATGCAGCACTTATCATCAAGGGTAAGAAGTCAATCAATGATGTTCCTGACAAGATCAGGGATGAAGTCAAACAGGTGCTTATTGATGAAGGACACCCGGAACTGGCAGAAGGTGGTAACTGATGTTGTTTCAGTTCATCATAAAAATTTTATTCAGAAAGGATGTGGAATCTATGGCAGTGATCTATGCAACCCTTATCATTAAGGGCAAGAAAACCTTTGCTGATGTACCTGAGAAAATCAAGGACAAAGTGAAGGAAGTTCTGATTGACCTTGATTGCCCTGAATTAGCAGAGTAATCAACAGACAAGGAAATTATCACAGGAACAAAAACAACCGCTATATGACCCTTATATGAGGTCACAAGCGGTTGTTTTTATGTTCAGAAAGGACAAAGAAAATGAAACAGACTATTTGCAGTGTATTAGGTGTGATTGGTTCAGCAATCGCATCTTTTTTTGGTGGTTGGGATGCGGGACTTACAACCCTTCTGATCTTCATGGGTCTTGATTATATTTCAGGACTGATTGTTGCGGGGGTGTTCAAGAACAGTCCCAAGACAGACACAGGTTCACTTGAAAGTAAGGCGGGGTGGAAAGGTCTTTGCAGAAAGTGCATGACTCTGATTTTTGTACTGGTTGCGTACCGCCTTGATCTTGTCATTGGCACAAATTACATCAGGGATGCAGTAATCATTGCGTTCATTGCCAATGAAACAATTTCCCTTGTGGAAAATGCGGGTCTTATGGGGTTACCACTCCCGGCAGTCATCACCAAGGCTATTGATATTTTACAGAAAAAGACAGAAAGTGAGGGTAAATAATTATGGATAAGCAGACATTTATTTCACAGATTGCAGCCTATGTCATCAAGTATGCTGCACAGTATGGTATCAAGGTACACAGTCCGATCATTGCACAGGCAATTCTTGAATCAGGGTGGGGACAGTCAAGCCTTGCTGCCAAATATCACAACTATTTTGGTTTGAAGTGCGGAAGTGCTTGGACTGGTAAGTCTGTCAACATGGCAACATCAGAGGAATATACACCGGGCGTTCACACGAACATTCGTGACAATTTCCGTGTGTTTGATTCTATGGAAGATGGTGTCAAGGGTTACTTTGATTTCATCAACTATTCAAGATATGCAAACCTTAAAGGGGTTACAGACCCACAGACTTATGTGGAGAACATCAAGGCAGATGGCTATGCAACATCAAGCACTTATGTAACAAACCTGATGCGTGTTATCAGAGATAACAACCTTACACAATATGACGGTGCTGCACAGCAGACACCTTCAAAGTCAGTGGATGAAGTTGCACAGGATGTTGTCAACGGCAAGTATGGCAATGGTGCTGATCGTAAAGCAGCACTTGAAGCAGCCGGGTACAACTATGATGAAGTTCAGGCAAAGGTCAATGAGATTTTAGGGGTAGACACTACACCAAAGAAATCTGTTGATGAAATTGCACAGGAAGTCATCAATGGTGCTTGGGGCAACGGTCAGGACAGAAAGAACCGCATTGAACAGGCGGGTTATGATTACACCGCAGTTCAGAACAAGGTCAATGAACTTTGCGGAACACCTAAGAAATCCATTGATGAAATTGCAAGGGCAGTCATCCGTGGTGAGTATGGAAACGGTGCTGATCGTAAGAACAGAATCACCGCAGAAGGTTATGATTATGCAGCAGTACAGGCAAGGGTCAATGACCTGATGTAATCTGTTACTAATTTGTTACTAAATAGCGGGATTTTGTGAGATTTGCGGAGATATTCAAAACTGAACTTTTCAGCAAATACGGGCAAAAAGCGGGGTGTTATATCAATGAAATTTATGATATA